TCAAGGTTTTACCAGCCTTAGATACCCCTCCTGTAGCACCGCTGGATTCTCGCTGTAGCGAGATTGTGACAAGCCCATATCGAGAACACTGACGGCATTTCGTACCCTGGCCGGTGCAAGATGCGCGTACTTCTCGGTCATCTGGATTGTCGAATGTCCCAGCAAATCACGAATCTCAATGAGCGGCACTCCGGCGGACACCAGCCATGCTGCACACGTATGACGCAAGTCATGAATCGTGAAATCTGTTATTCCTGCCTTTATACAAGCGTTATCGAAACCCGTTGAAGGATCGGCAACTCTTGCTCCGTTTTTCCTCGTAAATACCCATGGCGTTGTCGGGCAATATTCCGCCCGAACAGCCATCCTTCCTTTAAGTGCAGCCAAAGCCCCTTCATTCAGCGGAATACTTCTCCGCTTGGCAGCTTTGGTGTGCTCCCCGTCCAGATAGATCAGCCGGTTGGCAAAATCGACCCGGCGCCATTCAAGCCCCAGCATTTCCTCTTTCCGGCACCCGGTGTTCACGGCCAGCCGGATAAAGTCCTCGAGCATGTCGCCGAAGCGCTGCTTTCTCACAATCCGACACAGGCCATCGACCTCTGCCCGGGTGATCCAGCGGACCCGGCCTTCTGGCTCTTTCAGCTTTCGGCCCTTGACCGGGTTCGGCAGTTTCCATTCCAGTTCAGTCACACACCAGTTGATGGCGGCGGACAATGCTGCCAGCTCGCGGTTGATGGTGGCCGACGACTTGCCGGCCTTGGTCCTGGCCGCTGAGTACTCCCGCACGTCCTTGCCCGAAAGCTCGTTCATCATCATCCCGGCGAAGTGCCGCTGCAGCGATTTGACCCTGAACTGAGTGGTCGCGAAGCTCTTCTGCGACGATGCTGCATTACCCAGGTACTCGACCATGACCTCTTCGAATGTCCTGGGCGGATCAACACCCAGCTCCTTTTGCCGCCAGGCCGCGCCGCGGTGCTCCTGCTCTAAGGCCTTGGCTGCTGCGTAGTCCTCGGTGCCAGCAGAGCGTCTAACGTACGTGCCATCTGCTGCGGTGAAACTGATCCACCAAGTTTTACCTCTTTTATAGGGCATACCTTCTCCTCGGGTACGCCGCCCGCGACCGGGAGGGTATCAGGGATACCAGCCTCGATCATCTGGACGAGCTTTTCGTAATGAACGCGCAGCGGGCCGAAGCCGCGAACGCATGGGATTTTCCCGGCCTTTGCCAGGGCGTAAGCCGTCGTGCGGCCGATGCTCAACATTTCGGCCGCCTGGGTTATGGAAATCAGGCGCATTGATGCTCCGCGCCGCGCTCGGCGGCAGACGTTTAATGGATGGTCACGCTGTCCTGCCCCACGGCAACCTGGCGTGCCTGTTGCTCGGTGCGGAAGGACATGTGCTGCTTGATTCCGCCGCAGTCGGCGATGACCCACCAGAACCCGCAAAAGCGGTGTGGGCCTTTGATGATCTTGGTGATGGTCACGATTCGCTCCGTGCCGCTCCTGGCGGCTGAATGATTTACGCGGGCCGCGCTTTCTGGATGATGTAAATGACGATGCAGCCGGTGGTAGCGATCCAGACCAGCGAGCCGAAGCCGGCGATGATCAGCGCTGCGTCCGTGCCGAGCTCGAGCATTCCCGGGACGGCGTAGGCGAACCAGAGGAGACTGACCAGCAGGTACAGCAGCGCGCCGATCAGGACTTCGAACAGTTTTTTTGCAGACATGGGTGTGCTCCATGCCGCGCGTGGCGGCAGAAGGTGATTTTGGGTTAGGCCAGGTCCGCCAGCGAGAAGACGATGCCCCGGCAGTACTTGTCGCCGTCTTCCAGCACTTCGAACGTGGCGTGAGGGATATCGGTTTGGTATGTCCAGGAGTAGCCATCCTCTTTGCACCACAGCGCCTCGATGGCCTTCGCCTTGGCCTTGCGCTGGAAGTACTGCTGCAGCTCGTCGTCATCGTCGATGCTGTCCCGGTCGGGCAGTACGCCTTGGGCATCCACCAGCGCTGTGCCGCCGTCGTAGCAGCCGATCTCTTCATAGGCTGCGCCTTCGAACTCCATCAGGTCGTCGCTGGCGCCGTAGACGATGACCAGGCCCGATTCCTTGGCGATCTGGATCAGGTCCTTGTGGATGCGGCAGGGGTAGGCGATTCCGCTTAAGCGGTCCGCGAGGTCTTGTTTATTCATGGCATAGCTCCGCCCGCCGTTCACCGGCAGGCTGTAGGGGGATGGGGGTTAGGGGTTCTTGCGTTCTGGCGGGGAGGGCGGGAAGCCGAAGTAATGCCGCCGCTTGCCGGTGTAGCCGCATTCGCTGCATCCCGCTGAAGGTCCGCAGCTACAGCCACCTTCACAACCGCAACTGCAACCAGAGCAATCGAGAGTGCACCAGCTGTCTTGCTCGACCTCTCCTTCCTGGTTGATCGAATAGTTGACGCGGCGATCCAGGCGGAAGCCGGTAATTTTCTCGGCCTCCTCATAGGTGGCCGGAACCCAGCGGCAACCGAACCGTGCCGCCGGGTCATCTACGAATCGAGTCACCTTCCTCATGGCTTGGGCCCCCGATACACCAGCCAGGCCATGTAGAGCAGGGGGAGCATCATGGTTTCACCGTTTCGTCGGGATCGAATCCGAACCGCCGGCACAGCGCATGCGCGACACCGGATCCGCAGCAGAAAGCGTCCTTCATCGCCACCCAGCGCAGCGTGCCGCGCCTGCTTGTGCCAGTCACCATTCGAACGGCCGTACGTAGAAGTTCGTGCTCGCTGAACTCGCAGCCCGAGAGGGTGATCATGCGGCTTTCGGCCTGCTGCGCGGTCAGCTCATCAATACGCTGATCCGCTGCGTTCAGGCGCTGCTGCAGGGCGTCACGTTCGCGCACCGCCAGGGCATGCTTGCCGCGCCAGTGCTGGACGGCTTCCAGTTCCTCTGCTGCTGTGACTGGTGGTTGCCCGGTCATGCGCCGCTCGATCATCTGCCAGTACGACTCGTACTCAGGCCAGTCACTTTCGATGACCAGGCATTCGCGTCGCGGGAGGTGGGACAGCAGCGAGAACATCGGTTCTACCAAGCTACTGCGGTAAGACACGGGCACTTTTTTCAGGTCGCTGCGCTTGATGACGATGTAGCGGTCTTCGCGTTTGAACTCGCTCATACAGCCTCCTTCGATACCAGGTCATGGGCATTCACAACCCGCATGCCGAGGTGCTCCGCAATCATCACTTCGAGGCGGGCGCCCTGTGACAAGTCCCAGCCAGGCAGCAACGCGATCATCCCGCACAGACCCAGACGGGTCAGGTCGTAGGCCATGTAGTCCGCCCAGTCCGCACCGTCTACGACGCCATGCTCTGCTGGGTTCTCCACGACGTAACCCCGGGCGCGCAGCTCGGCGGCCATCTTGTTGAAGGCGGGGAAGTTGAAGTCTTCGAAGCCGGTCATTGGACCAGCCAGGTACAGGTGGTTGGCGCGTGTGTTCGCCAGCGTGACGCTGCCCTTGGCAAGCAGCGTGCCGCGCTCCAGGCCCATGGCGTAGGCCTTGTCCTGAAAAACAATCAGGTCGTCGGAAAATCTTTCAATTTTGCCGACGTACTGCTGATGCAGGTTCTCGATCGCGTGACGGTCGTCCGGATGATTGCGGTTTTCTGTGGGCATGGGAATGCCTCCTCGATACAATTTCCTCTCCAGTTGGGGAGAAGAATATGGATAGGAATGAGCACTTAGGCTGGCTGTTGAACGATTTGATTTACGATTTAGTATCGCCGTCGAAAGTACTACGCGATTACTTGACGAAGTCTAATGTCAGCCCAGACAGTGATTTATTTCTAGCGATAGCTCGAATGACAAAAAGCTCAGCCATTCTTGCGCTTACTAAGCTGCACGATGTTCTGAAAGACTACGGAAGTGAGATCCGAGCTTATCCCGATGACATAAAGCAACAGGTGAAGATGTTTCGTAAGTTCGCGAATGAGAAACAACTTGTGCGGTTGCGAAACAAATTCATCGCTCACAATTTCGACGACTTTGAATCCTCTTCATACGCCGAGGGGGAGAAACTCATGGACGCCTTGTTCGGCCGGACTCTGGCTCAACACCTGGTCTTCTTTGAGTGGATTCATCCGGAGCATCCCGAGCCCACATTCGAAAAGTATCATTTGTCCTACCTCGTGACGAGGATGCGAGATCATGCAAAGACGATGGTGAAAATGAGCCCCCGGATACCTCCTACCGGCTAAGCCTATGCCGGGGCATGCCCGGGCGGTGGAGTGGGGGAGTTCAGTCGCCACAAAAACAATCGATGTCTTCGGCGAGATAGTCGAAATCGAAGTCGGTTTGCCGGGAGCGCTGCTCAGCCGACCAGCCCATGGTCTTGTAATCGGCCCGGTCCTGCCGGAAGACCTGGCCGAACCTCTCTTCGGTGCCTGACCACCAAAGAACCCGCGATGGGTCTTCCATGATCGTCTTGATCAGCTTTCCTTCGTTCTTCTTCCAACATAGGTCGCAGTTGCCAAAATCAGAATCCATGCCTAGATCAAATGGCTGAGCCGCCCAGAACGCGGCGACATCCTCTTTGGTGATGCCGGCGGTGTAGGAGGGACAGACGTTGTCCCAGCGCGTCCCGCCGCGGTCGTTGGCCGCCATCATTCGGTGGTAACGCTTCGGTTCGTCGTACCGGATTCCGACGACGCAGTCCCACTCTGTGTAGCCCAGGGCTCGCATGTGCTTCTCGCCGATCTTCACCTTCAGGTAAGCGGTGCACATATTGTTCGAGAAGTTCGGCAGCACCGGTGGCAGGTTCTTCTCTGCCTTCCGGTATGCGGCGTAATACTCGAGCATCATCGTGAAGGGCTCGCCGTTGCGACTGGCCGTTTCGAAGCCCACCAGCTTGTACCAGGGCGCATCGTCCGGCTGACCGTAAACGCGGCACCACTCCATCCACACGATGTTCACGCTCCACCGCTTGGCGATTTGGTCGATAAAGACCAGCGTCTCCTCGCGCTCTTTGCCGGTGTTCTGGAAAAACAGGTGCACATCCGGCGGCAATGTTCCGCCGTGGGCTTCAAGGATCTTGTGGACCATGTGCCCGCTGGTGCGACCACCGCTGATGCCGATCTGGGCCGGGCCGGTGATCAGGTAGGGATTCATAATTGCTCCAGACAGCCGATTGCCTCGCCGGCTGGCGTGATCCGAGTTTGTGGGTTTATTTCTTCGGGTAGGTCTTGGTCAGGCTGCCGTTCACCGTGTTGCCGCGCTTCAGCACGACGCGGGCGAGGGCTGCCCGATCCTTCTCGCTGTGGCTGGCCTGGCTCAGCAGGCCGAAGTAACTGTTTGCGGTTTCGCGCAGATCCTCGGCTGGCGCCTGGGTTGTTCGCTTCAGGGCCTGGGCCAGTGATCGCTTGCGGGTGGTCCGCCGCCAGGGCTTGATTACGTGCCCGACGAAGTCGACGCCCCGGTCAACTGGCTGGAGAATCGTTTTCGTTGGGTTCAGCCTGGCGCCCAGGCTGGGCAGGAACGCCTGTACTTGGGCCAACCAAGCATTGAGCTGTTGCGGCGACTCATGCAGGAACACGAAGTCATCGACGTAGCGGACATAGTGCTTGGCGCCGAGCTGGTGCTTGGCGAACTGGTCCAGGGCGTTGAGGTACACGTTGGCGAAGAACTGCGACGACAGGTTTCCGATAGGCAGGCCCAGGCGGGCAGGCTGAGCGGTCAGGCGCTTGTGTTGCGGCACCCGGTTGAACAGATGGGCCGGGCTGCGCACCTCGTAATCCTCGCGAGGGTCATGCATCAGGATCTGCTCAGCGAGGGACAGCCACCAGGGTTCGGTGATCTTGGCGGCCAACTGCCGACGTAGTACCTCTTTGTCGATGGCGACAAAGAAGTTCGCCAGGTCGCATTTCAGGTAGAAGATCGGCTTCGACCAGTTCTCGCTGGCGCTGCGGATCTTCGACTCAAGGCGCTTTGCGGCGTACAACGTGCCGCGCCCCGGGATGCACGCGCAACTGTCCGCTATGAAGCTGGCGTAGAAGCGCGGTGCCACATGGTTGTACAGCAGGTGGTGCACGACGCGGTCCCGAAAGGCTGCTGCCCAGACTTCCCGGGCCTTCGGTCGGGTGACCACAAAGCAGATGGAGCGGCCTGGCCGGTAGGTGCCGGCGATCAGGTCGTTGTGCAGCTCGATCAGGTTGCGCTCCAGATCCATTTCGAAAGCCAGCGCGCTGTCGCTGTTGCGCTTGGAGCGTCGGCAGTCGTAATAGGCCTGGACAAGATCGCTGAACGGGTAGGGACCAACGTTCGAATCTGCGGACGGGGCGGACGCGGAGCTCGTTGTTCTTGTCGTTGTTGTTCTGATTGCCATCATCGAAGTTCATGTTGAATGCGTTGTTGGCGGAGCGCTGCGACCTATCGTGCTATCTACGTCCCCAAGCCGAAGGCAGAGCCGATCAGCGAGGAAACTGCGCAAGACCTACACGGACGCTTTAGACCGGCGGTATCTCTTGTGCGCATGGCGGTGACCCGAAGGCCAGCGGCACGACCAGATTCAATTCGCACAGACCTGGAAGCCGTAACTCTCAGGTGGCGGGCGCGGTTGGGGTGGAGCGTTTCCAGGCGTTGGCCTGTTTGCCAATTGAGGTGGTCACCTCAATTGCCTTGGCATGCTGCGGGACGCTGATGAATCGGTTTTCCTTGAAAAGCCGCATCAGGAACTCGATGACCTGGACCTTCTCGACCAGCGAGGTCAGGTGTGGATGTTTGTCCCGGGTCGAGTTAGCCCGGGCAATCAACATCAGCACGTCGATGCACTCATCAATCACCCGCTTGCCAAGCGACTGCTTCAGGTCGCGGGGAATGTTTCGGGTAAGGTTCGTAGCCATCTGGAGTAGACCCATCGAAACCTTGTAGATTTGCAACTCCGTGTGCATCGCCATCGGCGCGCCCTCCTTGGGCCACCGGCCGCAAGCGGCCGGATTAAATAAGCAAATTAATCAATCAATTGACTGCGGACGGGGCGGACGCGGAGCTCGTTGCCCTTGACGCCGTTGAGCTGAAAGCCACCATCGAAGTACATGAAGAAGGCGTTGTTGGCGGAGCGCTGCGAACTCGACCAGTACCAGGTGTCTCTGAAGGCCTCAGGGCCACCTTCCTGGAAGGCTTCGACGCTGGTCTGGGTCGGCGATTCGGCGCTGTACAGCAGGCCCACAGGCTCGCTGTTTGGGTTGTCACCGTTGCGACCGTAAGCCCAGTTCTCTTCGGTGGTCGGTTTGAAGTTGCGGTACTGCAGTTCCTGCACGTCGCGGGCCGGGATGGCCCAGTCGGCGAAGCCGTCGATGTCCAGGGCCAGGACCTTCTGAGCCAGTTCGCTGCCGGCCGCTGCCATGGCCTCAGTGTTGGCCCGGCTGTCGGTGAAGCTGTCGGCGCCGTCGATTTTCTCGCCGTATTTGCCCCAGGCACCGACCAGCTCATGCTCGGCGCCGGCGGTGATGTTCAGGTAGCGCTTGCCCGTGGCAGGGTCACGAGTGATGCCGGAGAAGAAGCCGCCGCCGAAGGGCTGGCCGATTGCCGGAATGGTCAGTGCTGGTACTGCTTGAGCTACTGCGGACATGGTCTTTCCTCTTTTCGAAGGCAACAAAAAAGGCGCTGCTGCGCCCGGTGCCGGATCAAGAACGAATGGATGAAGGATTAAATAAAGAATCTGCGGACGGGGCGGACGCGGAGCTCGTCGTACTTGGCGTTGCCGCCCTGACAGCCAGCATCGAAGTACATGCCGAATGCGAAGTCGGCGGAGCGCTGCGAACTCGACCAGTAGACGCCCTCGCTGATCAAGTCATGGACCCAGGCCTGATAGAGCTGGGCCGCCGCTGGAAGGTCGAAGTCGGAGTGCCCGTCAGCGGTGTATGCCCGGCACGCTTCGGCGGCTGGATGACCTCCTGCCGCGATCAGTGCGTCGGTGTTGGCCTTGCCGTCCCATTTACTGGTGGCGTCCGACTCTTCGCGGTATCGACCCCATGCGTGCTCCCCGATATCGCTTGCAGCGAAGATCAGGTAGTGCTCTGGAACATCGCCGCGAGCGGCAACGTGACCGCCGTTGATGCCGCCCAGGCCGGGCCAGTACTCGCCCAGAGCCGGAATGGCTGTCGGCGCGACAGGCTCAACGTTTGCTGCTGGCGGAAACATCACTGCGAACGTGCTGGCGAATGCCAGTTTGGCAAGGGATGACGCCGGCATCTTGATCGTGGCGTCGCCGTGCTTCAGGGTAATCATTTCGGGCTTCATGGGTTTTCCTCAGGATGGCGCCGCCCTCCGTGACCGGTGGTGGCAATTTGGTTTTGGTTGGAGTATTACAGGACGGGTGAAGCGAAAAATAAGAAGGGGCAAGTAAATGGCATGGACAGGACTGCGAATTATCAATCCCGTCAACTGTTCGTTTGAGGACACTAAAGCTACCGGTGATTGGGACACCGCTATCGCCGTGGAAGGTGGTACAGGCACGAGGTTCTCGAACACCTCAGTGGATATTGCAAGAGCTCCATTGGCTGAACACAAAAACATTGGACGAAACAGTCGATGCCCTTGTGGCTCAGGTAAAAAATTCAAGAAGTGTCACGGAGGGGTAAATATGTCACCTGCAATAATCAGCAAGAATGGCGCTTCAAATTTCACCGACACAAAGATTGTTACGGATGGCGTAGCTCTTCAACTCGAAAACGACAAGAGCACCTTCAACCGTACAACGATTTTCGCGGGAAGCAATATCGATTACTCCGAGCTGGCTGCAAGCCTTAATTTGCCACATGACGTCCCACTTGACTTGTTGCGCGAGGCTGTTGGTCAGATAAAAGATTCCAAGAATCCAGGACTTATCGAGCAGTCGGAACTTAAAACCTGGCTGCATGAAAACGGATTCAATATGGCTTGCTGGGCTCAGGTCGCCCTTTCGCTGGTTACCTTTGCGTTTTCTGGTTGAGACATAGATCCAGCGTGGGCTGCGGAAAAGTTAGTTTGTTGACGCACTTTATCTTGCGTCAACAAACTTGATCGCGTTTTCCCTGCAGATCAATTGCACTCGCTTGATGTGCATCTTAAGCACGCTGGCGACCTCGCTTACTGTCTTGCCTTCCTCGACCAGCCCCCGAACCTTGGGAGCTATCTTGTCGCGCTGAGCGCGCAGCTTGTTGTGGTGGCCGGTGGTGCCGATGAAGGGCGCCTCTGCGCTGGCACCTGGCTCGATCTGTTCGACAGTCTTACCGCTGCCAAAAAACTGCTCCAGTTTCTGGTTCAGGTCCTGGATGATTGCGTCCCGAGGGTTGGGCATTGGCTCGCCTATCATTGCTCGACACCCTGCAGCGTGACCTTTACGCCGTCGGCCCGTGCTTCGAGTACCTGGGCGAAGTTGATGGCTGCCTTCCAGGTCCAGCGGAAGCCCTTGGTCAAGCCAGTGGAGCGCTCAACGATGTGATAGGCGTTGCCCTTGGTGACGACCTGGTAGCGAATCTTGCTGACTGGCACGGGCCGGCCGATCATCGCGTAGAACTCGGCGGCGGCTGCCGTGGCCCGGATTTGAAGTGCGATGTTGCCTTCGACGCGGGCTTGCATTGCTGGGTGCATGGCTTATCCCTCGGTGTTGGGTTGCGTTCATTCGTCAGCATTCTGGCCGCCGGCTGTTTGCCGTTGGGCGCCGGCGAGAGTGCTGACGAAAAAAGGCAGGTCGAAAAAAAGCCCGATCGAGACCGGGCTTTCGTTGGCTTCACACAGACCTCCCTATGTGAGCGCCGAGTGCCTTCGTTGGAAGGGCTAGGTCTGAGCTATTTCATGATGGTCATCCTCCTGGCGGGTTGATGTGGGATGCAGGCGGCCGGCACTGCCCGGCACGTATCAGGCCTGGTCGCTCGTACCTGAACGACCCCGCGAATCGCCTACTACTCATTGCTTTCATCCCACTGCACCCTGTTGCCAAGGTGCAGAAGTGATGCTGTCCGCCGTGACCCGCTACTGGAGTCGGTCATTGGCTTGAATCAAATGTGCCCGGCCTCGCTGCTGGCGACAGGCCGGGGTATCGCATCAACAATGTCTGTCGCGCTACACCGCCGACGGCTTCACGCTGCGCTTGTTCGGCCTTGAGCTTCCCTGTTCACGGCGCCTATATCGGCTTCGGCTCCGTGGTCGTGGGGTTCGGTTTCGCTACACGACTGCCAACTGCAGCTCGGCGGCCTACTGGGTAGGGCAGTTCGTCGTGGGTTGCCGGTCCGCGTTCCGGCTGGTCTCACTTGTGCATCGGCTGTTTCCTCCTATTGGTGTTTGTTCTCCACCACGCGCATCGCCCGATTCATATCTCTGGCCAGGTCACACATTTCGTGTCCGGTGTTCTTCCTGGCTGGCTTGCGTGGTTTCGCGTACTCACATGTGGGAGCACGGCAGCTATCCAGAGGCTGCATGGACGACGGTTTAGCTTTCTCACCACCGGGGTTGCCGGTACGTCGTTGGGTCACGTCAGGTTGTGTAAAGAGCGGCGGGTCTGTTGAGGCCCTGGCGAGTCGCTGTGGCGTCTCGATGGATGTAGTTAACCATCGGTATATTTGTACGTCAATACCGATGGTTAATTTATTTTTAGTGGGCGTGCGATATGCTTCACTTAATACTGGATGTTTGTACAGTTATTAGGAGGTGATCATGAGCGAACAAGAACAACAGGCGCCCCACGGGCGGTATGAAATGTCCGGGATAGAGAGGCTAGGGCTAAGGGTCTCGAACATGATCAATCACCCGGTCGCGCAGATTCAGCGCTGGGTGACAATCCACCGCCTGGATAACGACGGGGAGAGGGAATGGAAGGAAGTGACGGGGCTGCTATCCGAAACGGACGGCATAGACATGACGTTCAACGACGATGGGTCGGTGACTCTGCGGTGGGAGGCGAGTGCCGAGGAGGATCGGCTGGTAGAGGTCATGGAAAGGGTAGAGGAGGCGGCACCTTTCTGATGGACAAAGAAAAGCCCGGCCTGTGGCCGGGCTTCGGATTGACAGCTGCCTCAGCTTCCTGTGAACAGCTTCGTCAGCCCGAAGGTGATGGCACAAGCTAGACCTGTCATAGCGATAGCTGTGCCGACGCACCATTTCAGCATGCTTAGCTCAGTATTCGCCAAGTCCGCTTTTGTCGCAGTATGTTTATCTATGGAATCAACCTTCACCAAGATCAGGTTGAGCTTTTCCTTGATCTCGGGAAGCGTGGCCTCTAGTGCCGCTACACGAGCTTCCAATTCATTGCCTCCTGGTGGGTTTCCTCCAGTATGTCCCCCTCCGGATCCGTTGTCACGATCGCCCCGCTCAGCTTTCAGCTTTTCAAGCTCCCGCATCATCAGCCTGAGATCAATATTGCTCATTCCGTTTTCCCAACGAGAGGTCTGATCGATGCCATAGCATCATCCCCGACGAACTGCTCCATTTTTTCAATTATCTGGTCAATAACTGCGAGAGATTCCTGTGCCGCCGCCTTCACATCCGGTGATGTCGAAGAGTCTTCTTGGATTGCCTTTGCAAGCGTAAGTGTTGCACGAGCCTGGTACATGGAAATTACCAGTATCTCTCCCATCTTTGTGCCTAGGATCTCTCCAAGAGATTTGCCGCTATGTTTATCATCGTCCACTGGTAAAAAGCTCCTATGACCCAGATTTTTTGATCAGTCACTGCATGGAGTAACTAGACAAGACATGCATTCCACACCAGAAGCACCCGTGCTTGAATGTAGGTATCTTCTGCGCGGATCGTCCTTGGCGGATGGAGGGCGTTATCTGAGATCATGCTGAGCTGGTCATCGCCCAGCCACTGGAGCCGCTTGATGTACAGATGGCCGTCCCAGGAAAACATGTAGATTCCATCACCAACGAACTCGCGGATGCTGATGTCCACGAGCAGGGGGTCCCGGTGCTTGATGGTCGGCGCCATCGACTGGCCCCAGCCTGTCACCATCTTGAGGTGGAAGTGCTCTTTGAACTCGACGCCCATCTCACGCAGATGCTGGGGGCTGACTCGGATGTCCTGGAGCATTTCAGGATAGTCGTGTGGGATCTGCCCGCCGCCCATGGCGGCGCGGATGTCGTAGTGCGCAATCCACACCTCATCCCCGACAGCGCCGGGGCGGTAGTAGTCCAGCTCGATCGCTCCATCTCCATCCTCAGCCTGTGCCACCGCTAGCAATCGCCTGCGGGCATCCTCGGAAAGGTTTTTCCCGCTTCGACTCAGCATTTCTCGGACGACATCGGCCGCTGTGCCGCCGGTTGAGTAGCTGCCGCCGTTCTCCCGCACAACCGGCGCGCTTGTCAGGCTGCGAATCTCTTCAGCCAAGCGCGGGCTGAAAGCCTCAACCGGTTCCTGAATCAGCCGGGCTAAAACCGCTGCGAACTGAGCATTCAAGGGGTTGATCCCCTTGAAGTAGAGGTTCACCGCAGCGGGTGTCATACCGGCCGCATCGGCGATCTTTTTCTGACTCAGCTTCAGCTCGTTCTTCTTTGAGAGGAACAGTGCGTGCGCGGCTTCGCACTCGGCCAGGCGGTCAGGAGGTAGGATTCGTTTTTTCGTCATCGCGCGAATGTATACCAACGGTTAAAAATAAGAAGAAACCATCGGTATTGATTAAAAATTAACAGATGGTTAATATCAGCCTCAACTAAAACCGAGGCTTGATCATGAACGAGACCCCCCTCGACAAGTTTGTTGCTGAAAAAGGGCAGTCCGAAGCCGCAAGGCTTCTTCGTGTCACTGCCCCGGCTATTCACAAAGCGCTCATCGCGAAACGGGACATTCGGGTTTTGGAGCTTCCAGACGGGAGCTTCCGGGCGAGTGAGCTGCGGCCGTTTCCATCTCAAAAGTCGGCTGCCTAACGCGCTGAACACATCATCGCTCACGCTTCGCTGGGCTTCTACGGAAACAAAATCGAGGTTTTACGAATGGAAAATTTCTTGAGGGCTTGCCACACCACCGTCAAGGAAAGTGGGGCGGAGGAGCTGGCTGGAAAAATGTGCCTGGCGCACGTGAGCCTGCTGCAGCGCTCCAACCCCGACAACGCCGCCCACCACCTGACCGTTGAACACCTGTTTGGCATCTTGCTGCACACCCGTGACATGCGCCCGCTGGTAACGCTTGCTAATCAGTTCGGTTATGACCTGGTTGCCCGCGAGAAGCCGGCCGCAAAACCGCTGATGGTTGCTTTGGGGCACCTCTCTGCGGAGTGCGGCGATGTCGGCCGGCTGATCTTCGACGCTGCGGCGGACAACCACATCAGCCAGCACGAAAAAGCCCAGGGTGAGAAAGCAATTCAAGAGGCCATCGACGCGCTTCACATCCTGCGCGAATCGCTGAAGGCCGCCTGAATCGCAGGCATAAAAAAGCCGCCTGGCAGGGCGGCTCTTTCGACAATTTGTAAAACACAGTGGGGCCATTATGAACAAGACCATCGCTCCGTGCAATACAGCTGAAAAACTCCAAGGAATCTCGTCGTGAGCGTTCAAGCTATGTCCTGGGCGCTGTCGCTGCCCGTTCAAACCCTTAAGGACTCCAGCGCCCGCCACGTGCTGTTGTGCCTTGCCAACTATGCCGGCTCCAATGGTGCCGGGGCCTTCCCATCGGCTTCGACCCTTGCCCAGGACACTGGCCTGTCCGAGCGCACCGTGCGTTACAAGCTGGACGCCCTGGAAGAGTCGGGCCTGATCAAGAAAGGAAACCAGGCGATTGCCGCCGTGCACATCGATCGCCACGACCGGCGCCCGGTGGTGTATGACCTCCAGCTGATACGGGGTGCAAATCCTGCACCCCGTAATGAGCGGGGTGCAGATGACGCAACGGGGTGCAACTCACAACAGAACGGGGTGCAGCCTGAGACAGAACGGGGTGCAGAATCTGCACCCAATACGTCAATTAACCATCAAGTAACCGAACAGCAGCTGCAGCGCGAGTTTTCCGATCACCTCGCTGAGCAGGATCGCCAAACGCTCGACGCTCTCGATCAACCAACTGATTCCCGGCAACGCTTCTCGATGTTTGCCAAGTGGACCTACGACCCAGACCAACTCGAAAGCCAGCTCCACCTGATGGGCCTGAAGTTCGACACAGTCACCGACGAGATAGTCGGCTCGTTCAAAGGTTTTTTCATCGCAAAAAGCGAAACCCGCGACTCGGCTGGTGGCTGGTGCTATCGCCTGGCCAAGTGGATCAAGCGTGACCGCGCGGTAAAGTCTGGCGAAGTGGTCGACGACATGGACGGTTCCGGTGACTGGACAGCCAAGGGGGTTCGCCTGTGAAAACCGCAACTCATGTCCGCGACCTGATCGCAACCCGTCGAACTGACCCGACTTACCAGCCTCCGGCGGATCCAGTCGTTGTTGAAGTCAACCCCGCAACGAAGGTCGTGATCGACAACCTTTTCCTACGGCTGCGTGGCGCGTGCGGCGCCTGGCGTCAATCCTGGCCAACCGAGGCGGTGATGAACGCCGCGAAGCTGGAGTGGCTGGGCGAGTTCATGCGTTCGGGCATCACCCGAATGGAGCAGATCGACCACGGCATGCGGGTACTGAGCGCGAGCAAGGTTGCATTTGTGCCGGCGCCTGGGGTCTTCGTCAGCTGGTGTTTCGCACCCGAAGGCCTGGGCCTGCCCAGTGTGGAGAAAGCCTACGCCCAGGGCCTGCGCAATTGCCACCCGGCCATGCGCGCCTCGGCGAAGTGGATGCACCCGGCCATTTATCACGCCACGGCCGCCGCAGGCTTCCACAGCCTGCCGCTGCTGTCCCGTGAACTGGGTCTTGCCAGCTTCGAGCGGCACTACCTGGCCCAGTGCCGGAAGCTTTGGCAGGGCGAACCGTTGGGGCCGATCCCCGCCGCCGAGTTGGCAGCACCCCAAGCAAAGCGAACCCCTGAAATTGGCAACGACGCCCTGGCCAAACTGCGCGCAATCCGCGCCGGAGCATCTCAATGAGCGCATTAGATACCCAAGTGGCCGGTGGTCATTATAAGTCACTGAAGATCCAGCCGATCGAATACATCCATGCCAACGGAATTCCGTTTGCTGAAGGCAGCGTGATCAAGTACGTGACGCGGTGGCGTGACAAGGGCGGCCTTGCTGATCTGGAGAAAGTGAAGCACTTCCTAGAGCTGCTGATCGAGCTGGAGCAGCGCGTGAGGGGCCTGTAATGAAGGTGACCTCGAAGAAACTCCGGGCCTCGGCCAACGGCCAGGACTGCGCCGTGCGTATGCCCGGCGTCTGCAACCACAATCCGGAAACCACCGTCCTGGCGCATTTGCCATGCGGGCAGAAGGGCATGGGCATGAAGGGCTTCGACACAGTCGCAGTCTACGCCTGCAGCGCTTGCCATGATGTCATCGACGGCCGGGCCGCTGGCGACGTTGAATGGGCGGACATGCCGCGCGCCATTGCCGAAACCCACGAGGCGCTGATCAGGGCCGGGATACTGACCGTCAAGGGGGCCGCATGAAGGCGTTTGGGTTGAAGCCGAAGCGCGCCAAGTCCATCGACCGTGAAGGCCTGGAGCAGGCCGCGCTACTGAAGGAGGTCACTCTGCGTTACCCGGCTGCCGCGAAGCTGATCTACCACGTCCCGAACGGCGGCCACCGCCACAAGCTGGTGGCGATCAAGCTGAAAGAGCAGGGCGTGAAGGCCGGGGTTCCTGACCTGGTGCTGCCCATGGCCCGCGGCGGGTACTTCGGGCTGTACATCGAGTTCAAGGCCATGCCGCCGTTCGACGCGGCCGTCTCTGCCAGCCAGGACGCCTACATCCAGGCGCTGACCGAGCAAGGCTATCTCGCCATCGTTTGCCGTGGGCACATCGACGCCCTGGAAGCGATCCGGGCCTATCTACTGCAACCACCAACGAGGGTCGCCGCATGACCACCGCCATCGTATCACTCACCGAGCCCGAGATCCGCCGGCAGGCCGCCGACCAGGCGGTGACAACGCTACGTGACCCCCGTCACCCGGGCTTGTACATGCGGTTCGCTCAGGACCGCCAGCGGGGCACCTGGTATCTGGTCCATCGAAAGAAGTGGGAGCGCATCGCCGGCTACCCTGACTTGAACGCAAAGACGCTGCTCGGCGTGCTGCCCCAGATCCGCGCGCGACTCGCTGCCGATCCATCGGCCACCGCCGTTGAGGGTACGTTGAGCACCGTCGGCGAGTTGCTGACGTGGTTTGCAGATCGGCAGTCCCGTGACCGTAGCCTATCCTCGAAGCGCCGGAAAACCGCTAAGTCAGCCATCAACTGTCACCTTCTCCCACGCCTGGCGGACATGCCGGTTGCTTCCGTTACGCGTTCGAGCCTGGACCAGGCCGTAATGTGGCCGCTTCAGGAGGTGCTGAGCCTGTCCTACGTTCGCCTGATGTGGGGCGTGTTGGTGGTTGCGTTCCAGCAGGCCTTCAAGCTGAAGATGATCGCCACCAATCCGATTGCCGGGTTCAAGTTCACGGACTTCACCAAGGCGAAAATCCAGCCTAAGACATCGCGACTGCGGTCCGTGCAGATCGAATCGATCCTTGGGCAACTGGCCGCCGGGTTCGATCATGATCCGGCGGGCTGCATGCTGGCGCTGATGATGCTCTGCCATGGCACAAGGGTAGGGGAGACGCGCCAGGCCCGTTGGGCTCACATCACCCTTGGCGAGGTGGGCGAGTGGTTCATGCCAGCCGAGAACACCAAGACCCGCTGTGAACATACCTTGCCCGTCACGCCACAGGTCGGGGCACTGCTGAAGCGGTACCGCGACTGGCAGTCCGCACGCGGCTATACCGGCGCCTATCTGTTCCCATCCAAGAATGGCAGCGCCATGACAGAGGGTCAGGCCTGCGCAGTGTTCGCCAGCCTGGGCCAGGGTGAGTGGACAAGCCACGACCTCCGGAAAGTGGCCCGCACCGCCTGGACGGATCTCGGCGTGGATTTCCTCATAGGCGAGATGCTGGTGAATCACACCCTGAGCAGGAACGTGCAGACCTATATCCACACCTCGGCATCGGTGCTCAAGCGCGAAGCGTTGGAGAAGTGGCACGCATGGTTAGACGGGAACGGATTCACCTCTATTCATGGGTGCATATGCGGTGGAAATGGAAATTCGCAAAACCCCGACGAGGCCTTGACCGGCGCGGCCTCCAGACAAATCAAGAATCCGTAAAAGGCGAGGTTTAAAAGTGACTAAATCGACCATGAAGGTACAGTTCGGTAGCCGCGAAGTTCTCCTCGTCCAGGGTGAGAGGACCGCTGCAGGTCACCAGGTTTATGAGGTAGATGGTCAGCGTTGCTGGGCGAATGGCGTTATTGGGTTGATGGATCAGCGTGGAGATCCTGTTCCAGGCCTTGGCACCCGGGTGATCTTTTGTCCAGTCGAGCAGGTGCCGGCCAAATGAAGAAGTCCCACGGCCCAGCCTTCCGCGCGGCCCTACTAGACCTTGCCAAGTGCCCGGCATGCCGAGGCAAGGCGGTGATCAGTGGGGTATTCCATGAGTTGGCCTGCGTGCAGTGCAATGCCTCGGGCTGGGTCACCGCCGAAACCGGCGAGGCGCTGCCGCTGGAGGTACTGGTGACGCAGTTGAGCATTCGCCTTCAGGCTGCTGAGCAACAGATCAAGCTGATGAGCCGCCCTGGGCCCACATCGTGCCCGTCGGCTCAGTATGAGCAGAGCAATCGCCGCGGCGCCGGCGGCACCAATTACACAGGGGATTGAGCCATGGCTATGTACAAAGACGTGATGGGCACCCTGGTGCGGGTGCTGGCAGCGGACAACATCGACAACAGCACCAAGCAGTCCTGGCAGAAGCTGATCGACGCAGACCTGCGACAGGGTGGCACCGGCAGCACGCTATCAGTGCGGGACAAGTTCGATTATGACTGCTGCCTGTATGCGCTACTGCACCGCCAGCTTGAGCCGGCTCAGTGGGATGTGCTGGTGGCGAAGTACTCCACCCACAAGGCCAACAAGGTCGGCGCCATTGGCCGCCTGGTCGCTCGCATGGTTTCGCCGGCACCGCAGCTGTTCATCTATAAGGCTCTGACGGCCTGGGCCATACCGAAGCTGAAGGGCGTGCAGGTAGGCAAGCGCTCCACGGATATGATCGTGCTGCCAGCCGAGTTCTATGACATGAACACATGGGATCTGGCGGGTTCACCGGAGCGAACCCGACGCAACTGGCGAGGCGGAATCCACAAGCGTCTGGAGAAGCTCGAAGAGCAGGCTGTGATCCACGCGACCGAGATATTCGACAGTGAGCAAATCTTTGTAGATGCCGCTTGACCAGTTGGCCGACTGGCCGTAAATTAACCCCATCATGTCGATCTTGCGTGTCGTGATACTCCAGCGAACGCAACGACACACATAAAGCCCCGCCACTGAGCGGGGCTTTTTCGTTTTCGGCTCCTGCACACCCATCGTTCCGAATTGGGAGTGAGCCAGGAGCCGGATCTATTCGCTCCCCGAAAGGGAGGAAGCTGAGATGCCGAACATGCCAGACAAACCAGACACCTTGGCGATAGCGCTTGCGTGGTTGAGCCAGCATTCGCCAATCCTCTATGCCGCCTCGTTGTCCTGTGCAATGGCTGTCCTGCGGATCACCTATGGTGGCGGCACCCGCCGCCAGATGATCGTGGAAGGCGCGATCTGCGGCGGACTCGCCCTGACGATCATCAGTGGACTTGAGTTCTTCTCGCTCCCACAGAGCATGGCTACCTTCGTTGGTGGCTGGGTTGGCTTCCTGGGTGTCGAGAAGATTCGTTCCATTGCCGACCGGGTCACAGACTTCAAGCTGCCAAGCCGCAAGCCAGAGTAATGGCCTGCAGTGGATGCGCCGCCCGGCGCGAATGGATCATTAAGATGAAGAGGCTTGCATATGAGCGAGCAGCTCAAATCCTTGGCAAACCTGTTGAGCCAGATACTGGCCGAGCAGGGGAGGCAGACCGCACTGCTGCAACGGATGGCCGACCAACAGTTGATGTTGATCCAGGCAATGGCTGATGAGCCGGAAGATCCTGATGCGCTGCCGCTGACTTACATGGATGGCACCCCATGCCTCTAAGGCCAAAGAAGCCGTGCAACGCCCAAGGGTGCAATACGCTCACGCGCAACCCCCGATACTGCGACGAGCACGCTCACTTACTGAAGAGTGCGGCCCGTGCCAGGCCACGCGAGAGCAGCACCAAGCGCCACTACAACTACAAGTGGCAGCAGGCCAGGGCTGGCTGGCTGGCGAAGCATCCACTGTGCCGACACTGTACCGAACGCGGCTTGGTGGTCGTGGCCACGGATGTTGACCACATCATTCCCCACCGCAACGACATGGTTCTGTTCTGGGATAAGACCAACTGGCAGAGCCTGTGCGGCCCATGTCATTCGGCCAAGACGGCGGCTGAAGACGGTGGGTTCGGCAATGCGCGGCGCTGAAAAGCAGAACACCACCGAAAAAACAGTGAAATCCAGCCAAATGAGAGAGATTCGCGCTCATGGGGTGGGGGTGGGTCAAAAGTCCAGGCCCTTTGGCTTCTAGACCGCGCCCTCAGCCTTTCTTTCACGACCGCGAAATTAAAAAATCAGGAGTTGCGCGATGGGGGGCACCGCCACGGTCGCCGGCCGTGGTCGCAAACCCAAGCCGACGGCCCAGAAGAAACTAGCTGGGAACCCCGGTAAGCGGGCCTTGAACGAGGCCGAACCGCAGTTTTCCACCGTCACAAATATTGACCCGCCGGACTGGCTGAGCCCTCGGGCTGCGACCATGTGGCGGATGCTAATACCTGAATTATTGCGCGAGCATGTTGTTGCGCTCACTGATTTGCACAACGTCGAAGCGTTCTGCACCGCCTACGACAAGTGGCGGATGGCAGAGGAAGCGGTCCAACAGTTTGGCATCGTGGTCGAGTCCGCCCAGGGCAGCCCCATGAAGAACCCGGCACTCACCGCTGCGAACGAATCGATGCGGCAACTGGTGACCTTTGGCTCGCTGCTGGGACTGGACCCATCCAGTCGCACCAGGATCATCGGCGGTAACAAGCAAACCTCAACCAACGAATTCGCCAAACTACTGAGTTCCTGATGACCAAAGCCACGCACTCCAACGTCGACAAGGCGATGGCGTGGGCTCGGTCTGTTCTGCGGGGGAAAGTACCGGCGTGCCGATATATCCATCAGGCGATTCAACGCCACTTCGATGACCTGGCTGCTAGCCGAAAGCGCGCATTCCGCTTCAAGTTCGATCCAGCAAAGGCGGAGAAGAAGCTGAAGCTGATCCAGCTTCTGCCTCACACCAAGGGTGAATGGGCCTTCAAGCGCCAGTTGATATCGCTGGAGCCCTGGCAGCTGTTCGGCCTGGCGGTGACGTTTGGTTGGGTCAAGAAGAAGGGAGGGCACCGCCGGTTCCGCGAGAGCTACTGGGAAGTGCCGCGCAAGAACGGGAAGTCTGTTGTCGCCGGCGGTGTGGGCATCAGCATGTTCGTGGCTGATGGCGAGTTCGGCGCCGAGGTGTACGCAGGCGCGACAACGGAAAAGCAAGCCTGGGAAGTTTTCCGTCCTGCCAAGCTCATGGTCAGTAAGTCGCCCATGCTGGTTGAGGCCGCGGGCATCGAGGTAAACGCCTCGAACATGAACATCCCGTCCGACTTCAGTCGCTTCGAACCACTGATTGGCAACCCAGGCGACGGTGCATCACCCAGCTGCGCGATCGTCGACGAATACCACGAACACCCGACATCGGCCCAGTACGACACCATGCTCACTGGGATGGGCGCACGCCGGCAGCCGCTGATGTTCATCATCACCACCGCCGGCGCCGATATCGAAGGGCCTTGCTACGACAAGCGCCGCCAGGTGGTGGAAATGTTGGCCGGAACCGTGCCTGACGATGAATTGTTCGGCTGGATCTGGACGCTCGATGAAGGCGATGACTGGACCGATACAAAGATGCTGGCCAAGGCCAACCCGAACCACGGAGTTTCGGTATTCCAAGAGTATTTGGAAAGCCAACAGGCCCGGGCCATTCGCTCGGCGCGGTTCGCAAACACGTTCAAAACGAAGCACCTCAACCTTTGGGTGAGCGCGAAATCCGGTTTCTTCAACATGGAAGACTGGAAATCCTGCGAGGACACGACTCTTACGCTTGAGCAGTTCGAAGGGCAGGAGTGGATCGCAGGCTTCGACTTGGCGCGCAAACTGGACATGAACTCGCGAGCGCGGCTGTTCTGGCGAGTGATCGATGGGAAGACGCATTACTACAGCGTCGCGCCGAAGTTCTGGGTGCCTTACGACACCGCTTTCAACACCGATAACAAGCGTATGTCTGAACGGTTCCAGGCTTGGGTGAACTCCAAGCATTTGGAGGTGACCGACGGCGCCGAGATCGATTACCGCGAAATCCTCGAGGACACCAAGGAGGCGAATCACCACGCGCCGCTGCGCGAGTCGCCTATTGACCCGCACGGCGCGACGGGCTTGAGTCATGACCTAGATGACGAGGGCTTCAACCCAATAACCATCACGCAGAACTACACCAACATGTCGGACCCCATGAAGGAACTCGAGGCGGCGATCACCGCCGGCCGGTTCCATCACGACGGTAACCCAATCATGACCTGGTGTATCGCCAACGTGATCGGCAAAAACATGCCCGGCAATGACGATGTCGTGCGACCGATCAAGCAGGGCGATGACAACAAGATCGACGGCGCGGTTGCGCTGATCATGGCCATAGGTCGGGTCCTGGCAAACGCCGGTGAGCCTGATACCAGCGGCTTCTACGAAAACCCAATCATGGTAGGCATTTAATGGCGCGCGAAAAGAAGCCCGGGCGGGTCAGGTCGGCCCTGCAGAGCTGGCTCGGCGTGCCCGTAGGTCTGAACGACAAAGCGTTTTGGCAGGAATGGTTCGGTACGTCCGCGAGCGGCCAGGTTGTAACAGTGGACAAGGCGCTCCAGCTATCAGCTGTGTGGTCGTGCGTGAGGTTGCTTTCGGAGACAGTTTCCACTTTGCCGCTGCGGCTGTATGAGCGTGGCGTCGATGGCAGTCGTATCGCCGCCACGAGCCACCCGCTCTACGACATCCTCACGAAACGTCCGAACGCAGAGATGACGCCAGGTCGCTTCATGCTGATGGTAGTCGCCAGCATCTGTTTGCGCGGGAACGCCTTTGTCGAGAAGAAGCGCATCGGCACGCGAATCGTAGCCCTTAACCCGCTGCTGCCGCAGCTAATGACGGTCAAGCGCCTGGATACGGGGCGCCTCGAGTACACGTACACGATCGACGGAAAGCCCAGGGTGATCGCAGAGTCTGACCTGATGCATATCCGCGGCTTCGGCCTGGACGGGGTGTGCGGGATGCTTCCGGTTTCCACCGGGAAGGAAATCATGGGCGCCGCTATTTCTGCTGAAGAGGCGGCGGCCAAGGTATTTGCGCAGGGCATGCAGGCGTCGGGGATATTGAGCAGCGATGCCGCTCTTAAACCCGAGCAGCGGGAGCAGCTTCGAGCCAGCCTGCAGGCATTCATGGGTTCCAAGAACGCCGGCAAGATCATGGTGGCCGAGGCGGGTCTGAAGTACCAGGGCATCACCATGAACCCTGAGGCCGCTCAGATGCTTGAGTCCCGCGCCTATGGTATCGAGGAAGTCTGCCGGTGGTTCCGGGTGCCACCGTTTATGGTCGGGCACATGGACAAGCAGAGCAGCTGGGCATCGAGCGTTGAGGGCCAGAACCTGCAGTTCCTTACCAACTGCCTTCGGCCTCTGCTTGAAAACATTGAGCAGGAAATCGGCCGCTGCCTGCTGGACCGCGACGATCGCTATTTTGCCGAATTCGCCGTTGAAGGCCTGCTACGTGCTGACAGCCAGGGCCGGGCCAGTTACTACAACATCTGCCTACAGAACGGCTGGATGAGCCGCAATGAGGTGCGTCGCTTGGAAAACCTTCCGCCGATCCCAGGCGGTGACGTGTACACCGTTCAGTCGAACCTGTTGCCCATCGAACAGCTTGGACAAGGCGCAGACAGCGGCGAGCGAGTCAGAGCGGCGCTTTCCGACTGGCTTACCCCAAACGATAAAAGCCGATCCCCCGGCAGTTCTGGAGATTGACCCATGACAATTCGTAGCCTTCCGGCAGCGCCGGTGGGTCGCCCGTGCGCGGGCGTTTCCTTTGATCTGATGCCTCAGGCAATGGAGCGCTGGAACTCAACCATCCAGGCTGCTGATGGTGATGCCAAGAACACCATTTCCATGCTTGATGCGATCGGCTTCGATCCCTGGTCCGGTGAAGGCGTTACCGCCAAGCGGGTCTCGGCCGCGCTGCGCAGCATGGACGGGGCAGACGTGACCGTGAACATGAACTCCCCGGGTGGGGACATGTTCGAGGGGCTCGCAATCTACAACATCCTCCGAGAGTACAAGGGCCACGTGACCGTGAAGGTGCTCGGCCTGGCCGCCTCTGCTGCCTCAATCATTGCCATGGCCGCCGATGACCTACAGGTGGCGCGCTCGGGCTTCCTGATGATCCACAACGGCTGGACCATCGCCGCGGGCAACCGCCACCAGTTCCGCGAAGTGGCCGACATGATGGAGCCGTTCGACGCGGCCATGGGCGATATCTACTCCGCTCGCACCGGCAGTGATCTGAAGTCGATGCAAAAGTTGATGGACGCGGAAACTTGGATCGGGGGCTCCGCTGCCGTTGAGCAAGGCTTCGCTGATTCTCTTCTCGAGTCCGATTCCATCAAGGAAGGCACCAAGGCACAAGTTGGCCTGATCGCGGCACGAAAGCTCGATCTGATTCTCGCTAAGCAGGGCATGCCCCGTAGCGAACGACGCTCACTAATTCAAGAAATCAAGTCCGGCACGCCTTGCGCTGCCGAGCCCGGTACGCAAGACGCTGCCGACAACCTGGCCAATTTGGCCGAACCAATCGCCGAACTGGAACGAGCGCTCGCTCGCTTCTCGGCAGCCGCTACCAATTAAGGAAACGAAACCATGTCCGATCAAGCCCAGTTGCTTGCCAAGATGAGTGCCGATCTCGAAAAGGCTTCCAGCGATTTCAGCGCGAAAGCGGAAGCCGCACTCGGCGAAGCGAAAAAGGCCGGCACTTTGTCTGCTGAAACCAAGGCCGCCGTTGATGAAATGGCACTCAAATTTAACACTCTCACCGAAGCCGAGAAGCAGCTGAAGGCCCAGCTCGGCGAGCTGGAGCAGGAGTTCGCCCGAATTCCTACCCAAGCCGCGGCTTCTCAGCGCGAGACACTGGGCGGTACCGTCATCAAGAGCGAAGCCCTCGCTGAGTTTGCCAAAAGCATTCAAGGCAATCGCCGCGTCAGCGTTCCGGTTAACGCAGCGCTGCTGAGCACCGGTGTCGCCGAAGGTGTAGTTGAACCTAAGCGCTTGCCAGGCATCGACGTGATGCCTAAGCAGCGCCTGTTCATCCGTGATCTGATCGCCCCAGGCCGCACCACTTCCCCAGCGATCTTCTGGGTTCAGCAAACAGGCTTTACCAATGCAGCCCGTGTTGTTGCTGAAAATACCACCAAACCGTACAGCGACATCCAGTTCAACACCAAGATCACGCCGGTGACCACCATCGCGCACATGTTCAAGGCCTCGAAGCAGATCCTGGATGACTTCGCTCAGCTGCAATCGACCATCGACGCCGAAATGCGTTACGGCCTGAAATACGCTGAAGAATCCGAGATTTTGTTCGGTGATGGAACCGGCGTTCACCTACACGGCATCGTGCCGCAGGCCGAAGCCTACTCGGCCGCCTTCGAGCCTGACGCTATGACCCCAATCGACCAGCTGCGTCTGGCCATGCTGCAGTCGCAGCTCGCACGCCTCCCGGCCAGCGGCCACGTGCTGCACTTCACCGACTGGGCCAAGATCGAGCTGACCAAGGACACCTTGGGCCGCTACATCATCGGCAACCCGCTGAGCCTGGCTGGCCCAACGCTGTGGGGTCTGCCGGTGGTCGCTACTGAGCTTGCTGCTTTCCTGGGCAAATTCCTGACAGGTGCATTCCAAACCGGCGCCCAGATCTTCGACCGCGAAGATGCCAACGTAGTGATCTCCACCGAGAACGCCGACGACTTCGAGAAGAACATGATCTCGATCCGTTGCGAAGAGCGTCTTGCGCTGGCGGTCAAGCGTCCGGAAGCGTTCATCTACGGCACCTTCGCCACTCCAACCCCTTGATGTAGCGGGGCCGCCCGAGCGGCGGCCCTCCGGAGGCCGACATGAAATTGAAGACCCTCAAACCGCTGTACCTCGGCGGTAAAACACTGGTCGAAGGAACCTCGTTCTTGACAGGGGAACAGCACGGGCGGGAGTTGCTTCAGAAAGGCTATGCCGAACTGGACGACGGCAAGGATACCGCGGTGGTTGATTTGACCGGTTCTGAAGTCGAGTCAACACCCGTGACCTCTGCCAATGTCGCTACCGATCCTAAGAGCGGTACCAAGGCGAAGAACCACGACAAGAAAAAGGCTGACTGAGCATGAGCGTGATCGACATTGAACTTGCGATGAAGCATCTGCTGGCGGAGCCGGAAGACCAAGCACTAGTCCAGGCTCAGTTAGATGCTGCCGAGGAGGCCGCACAGCAGTTCCTGCATCGCCGGTTCTATGTCGATCAGGCCGCCTTGGACGAGGCGCAGCTCGATGTGATTCAGCGCACCCGTGATGCCCGAGGTGTGCTCGCGATCGCGGCAGATGCCGCTAATGCCGTTGAGAATCTTACAGACAGGTGCAGGCTCAAGGACCAAGCCCTGGAGCGCTATACCAACACGATCGCCGAAATCGACATGGTCGCGAACGGGATCGTCATCAATGCGGCGATTACAGCGGCCTGCCTGTTGAAGTTGGGCCACCTCTTCGCGAATCGTGAGGAGGTCGTCGTCGGCGTGACGGCCGAAGAGTTGCCCCACGCATCGAAGTCTCTGCTGATGCCATACCGCATCCGGATGGGTGTGTGATGAGGGCCGGTAAGCTACGGCACAGGGTGGACTTCCAGCGCCCGACCTTCGCGCAGGATCCTGTCACCGGAGAAATGGTGAAGACCTGGGTCGAGGTTTGGGCGAAGGTGCCAGCCAGCGTTGAGCCGTTGTCAGCTCGCGAGTTCATTGCCGCAGCGGCTACCCAGGTTGAAGTCACCGCGCGGATTGGTATTCGTCGGCGTGAGGGAGTGGAGGCAACGATGCGCATCATCCATCGCGGCAAGATCTACAACATCCAGGGCGTGCTACCCGACCCGAAGAGTGGCCTCGATTATCTAACGCTGCCCTGCAGCGAAGGGGTCAATGATGGCTGATGTGATCGAGTTCAAGATTGGCGGCCTTGAGTCGTTGCTGGGGAAGTTTGACGCTATCAGCTACGACACCAGGCGCAAGGGCGGTCGCGCGGCACTCAGGAAGGCGGCTCAATTGGTCGCTGAGGCAGCGCGCCAGAATGCGGAGCTCCTGAACGATCCTTCGACTTCCACCGAAATCGCCAAGAACGTCGCGCTGCGCTGGAACAATCGCCTGTTCAAACAGAGTGGCGACCTCGGTTTCCGTGTTGGGGTACTCGGCGGCGCCAAGCAGAAGAATAACTATCACACCCGCCGTGGGCGTGCCGGTGGCACCTTCGAGACCGGGGGCGACCAAAGCAACCCTGGCGGGAATACCTTCTACTGGCGGTTCTTGGAGTTCGGTACGTCGAAGATGGCCGCGAAGCCGTTCATGCGAAAGGCCCTGGCGGACAACATAGAGGCGGCCACGGCCATGTTTGTGTCGGAGTTCGATAAGACCCTGGACCGGGCCATTAAGCGTGCAGCCAAGAAGGCGGGCCCATGAAGTATCCACCAATTTTCCAAGTGGCTGCGGCCGACCCGGCAGTGACCGCGCTGCTCGGCGTGAATCCGACCAGGCTCTATCTGTTCGGCCTAGCCCCGGACAACCCCGCGGGCACGTATTGCGTCTGGCAGATCATCAACGGTTCGCCTGACAACTACCTGGCAGGCCGCCCAGACGTCGAGAGCCACACCCTGCAGATCGATGTCTACGCCGCCTCGGCTGCCGAAGCTCGTGCTGCGGGTCAGGCGCTGGAGTATGCCGTGGAGCTGTCCGCCTCGGTGGCCAGCTACAACGGTGAGGACCGAGACAGCGAAACAGGCCGATACCGCTACAGCTTCAGCGTGGACTGGATAGTCCGCCGATAACCAAACCCCAGAAACCAGCCCGCCGAGTGCGGGTTTTTTATGCCCGACATTTGGAGAACGCCATGTCGATCCTTTCCCAAGGAACCCAGATCTACGCGCTCGTGCCCACCATTGCGAATCCGGCCGTCTTCGAAATCCTTGAAATCGAATGCGCTACCGCTTTCAACCCCGGCGGCAACCCTGCTGACCAGATCGAAACCACGTGCCTGAGTAACAAGGTGCGGACCTATATGCGCGGTCTGCGTACCCCTGGCCAGGCATCGTTGACGCTGAATGCTGATCCGCGCAACGCATCCCACGTTCGCCTGCATCAGTTGTCCGAAGACGACAGCATCGAGAGCATCAGCTGGGCGGTTGGCTGGTCTGATGGCGTCGACATCGAGCCTACGGTTGGTGTTGTCGGAACCGTTTCGTCCATCGAAATTAGCTCCGGTGGTACCGGGTACACCAGCGCCCCAACCGTCGCTTTGACTGGCGGTGGTGGTACCGGAGCCACGGCGACCGCAAGTATCTCTGGCGGCGCGGTGACTGGCATCACGATCACCAATCCGGGGTCTGGTTACACCTCGGTCCCGACCGTTGCTTTTACCGGCGGCGCCGGTAGCGGTGCAGCGGCCACTGCTGAGCTTGGCGATGGCGGGCTCAGCCTGCCAAACACCCGAACCTGGTTTGTTTTCGACGGGTACGTCTCTGACTTCCCGTTCGATTTTGCGGCGAACAGCGTGGTGACCACGGCAGCTTCCATCCAGCGTTCCGGCGGTTCGGCCTGGATCCGCAAGACCAGCGCTTAAGGGGGCTCGATGAAACTGACACTCGAAAGTCTCAAGTCGGTCGGCGCCTTCACTGGCCGACCGGTGGAGAAGGAAATCAAGTGGTCGCAGGGCGATGAAGAGCTCTCTGCCACCGTTTTCATCCGCCCGCTTGGCTATCAGGCAGCAATCAGCGATGTGACGGCTTTGAACGGCAAGCACGACAGCTTGGCCGGGCGCATAGCCGCAAGCGTGTGCGATGAAAACGGGGCAGCTATTTTCACCGTCGGCGATATCACCGGTGATGCGGATCCCCAGCGAGGGGCGCTGGACGGCCGCCTGACGGTGGCGCTGCTGGCCGCTATCTTCGAGGTGAACAACTTGGGAAAGACGACGAGCTCGCCGGCCTTGAAGAGCTCTGGCACGAACTCGCCATCACCTTCGGCTGCACGATCGCGGAAGCGCAGGAAAGACTGAGCCTTCGCGAGTTCAATCGGTGGGCGAAGTATCGCAAGGAGCGCGGGTCTTTGAATGTTGGACTGCGAGTCGAGCGAAGCCTGGCAGTCTTGACATCCATGTACGCGAACAGGATCACCAAGGACGGTGGTTTCAAGCCGGAGGATTTCATGCCTCATGCGGGTGAGCGAGTGCTGACGCTGGCCGAGGCGATGGAGACATGGGCCTGACACTGGTAGAGTTCCAGTTTTTGGGGGATTCAAAGTGGCTCTAGCAAAGTGCAAGGAATGCAAGTCGATAATTTCGACGAGTGCGGCGTTTTGTCCGAGTTGCGGCGCTAAGCCGAGACGAAAAACCAGTTTTCTTACTTGGGTTGTCGGCGGATGTTTCGCTTTGCTGGTTTTCAACTTTGTATCAAACTCTGTTAATAAGCCGTATGAGCCGCCTCGACCAAAAATGTCCCCTGAGGAGGCCGCCATCGCTGAGCAGGGAAGACAGCGACAACTTGAGATCATTGTCGCGAAAAATTCTGTTACTGAACGGATGAAGGATCCTGAGTCTGTCCGGTTTGGCGAGGTAGTGAACCGAGGGGGGACAGTGTGTGGCTATGTAAATGCAAAAAATTCTTTTGGAGGGTACTCCGGAGACAGCGCATTTATATACGACTCCTCTTCAAAAGTAGTGATATTGCGGGGGCAGAGTCAGAACTTCGATAAGATATGGAATTCCAAATGCCCCGCTAAATAAGTTCCACCAATGATGAAAGCCCGCGTTAGCGGGTTTTTTATGTCTGGAGATAACCAAATGGCCAGCAAATCCCTTGGCACGTTGACGCTGGATCTGGTGGCCAAGATCGGCGCCTTTACGGGGCCGCTAGACAAGGCCAGCCGAGAGGCGAAGAAGCGTAATGATGAGATTGCCAAGTCGTTCAGCAGTCTGGCGAAGGGAGTCGGCACAGCGATAGGTAGCATCCCTGCAGTGCTGGCCGCTTTGGTAGTGCACTCTGCGAGTGTGGCCAAAGAGATATCTAACCAATCTGCGCTGGCGGGCTTGGGGACCACTGATTTTCAAAAATATGCGGCTGCGGCGAAAAGCGTAGGCGTTGAGCAAGACAAGCTTTCCGACATTTTCAAAGACACAAACGACAAGCTCGGGGACTTCGCCAGTACCGGGGCGGGCGAGTTGAAGGATTTTTTCGAGAACATCGCACCGAAGGTGGGGGTTACCGCCGAGAGTTTCAAAAAGCTGAACAGTAAGGATGCTCTGGCCCTTTACGTTACCAGCCTTGAGAAAGCGAACGTCAGTCAGCAGGAAATGACGTTCTACATGGAGTCCATCGCGGATGATTCCACGGCACTGGTTCCTCTTCTGCGCAATAGTGGGAAGGCCTTTGATGAACTTGGCCAGGCAGCACTGAATGCAGGCGTGGTGATGGATGAGAGCACCATTGCCGCGGCTAAACAATTCGGCATTGAACTGCAAGGTCTTGGGCAATACATCACCGCGGGCACGACCATGCTGGCGGCCGAGTTTCTTCCTGTGCTCGCTCAGTTTTCAAAGGACATGAACCAATCCGCAAAGGATGCTGGAGGCCTTAAAGGACAGGTCGGTGATCTCGGAGACAAACTTGTTGAGACTGGAGCGTTTCTTGCCAGCGCCGGCGATGGTGTGATTCGAGTGTTCGACATAGTTGCCAACACGCTGGTCGGGATGTTTTCCACGGCAGTTGGACATACCAATAATCTTGCGGCTCAGGCCAATAGTGCGCTCGGATTGTTGACGTTTGGTGATACCTCGAAGCAATTCAAAATCAATGCGGCAGCCTTTGCTTCTGATGCTCAGATTCAGTTCAGCATCGCCGCCCAAGCGGCAGACAAAATCAAGGAGAATCTTGAAAAGCCTTTAGCTGGCGATCGGTTCAAGGAGTACGTAGCAAACGCCAAGAAGGCCGCCGCTGAGGTAGCAGCAGCCACTAAGGGCGTCACCCCCGGCACTGGCACTGGTATTGATCCAGCCGCTCGCGAAAAGGCGAAGAAGGCTGCTCAAGAGGCCGAGGCCTCGGCGAAGAAAATCAACGATACCTTCAAGAGCTCAGAGACCGATCTTCAACGGCAAATTGCCCTGATCAATACCTCGGCGGATGCTCAGAAAAAAGCGACTGAGGTGGACAAGCTTCGCTTCGAGATCGCATCAGGCAAGCTCGTCGGTATCAACGCTGACCAGCAGAAGCGTCTGCAAGGATTGGCCCGGGAACTGGATGCACTCCAGAAGCTCAAGGTTGCGAATGAAGACGAAGCAAAATCTGCTGCATTCCTGGCAAACCTGAAGGCAACGAACGCCACGACAAAATCAGGGTTTGACATGGAGCTGGCCGGGGCAGGGATGGGCGACAAAGCCCGGGATCGGCTCCAGCAGGACCTGGCGATTCAGCAGGACTACAACGAGCAGATGGCCGACCTGCAAAAGCAGCTGAACGCGGGGGATATAACGGCGGATCTGTACGCAACTGAGACCGGAATGCTCAAGGACGCTCTGACAGAGCGAATGGAGCTGCAGCACGAGTATTACGAAAGTCTTGATGCTGCCCAATCCAACTGGATGGATGGTGTCAATGAGGCCTGGGCCAACTTTGCGGATGCTGCTGAAGATTATTCACAGATGGCCGCGGATTTGACTTCGTCAGCCTTGGGCAGTGCTAGCAGCAATCTCGGCACTTTCTTTTCTGATGTCGCAACTGGGGCGGAGGATGCAGGTGACGCTCTGGGTGACATGATTGCCGGTTTTGGCAAATCGATGGTTAACGCCCTCTCTGACATGGCCGCACAGTGGCTGGTGTACCAGGCCGTCCAACTGATTGTTGGAAAGACCACGCAAAGCGCAGCGGGACTTGCCATGGTAGCCAACGCTCAGGCGACATCCGCACAGGCCGCGCTTGCCGCTTATGCATCCACTGCGGCCATTCCGATTGTTGGTCCAGCACTGGCACCAGGGGCTGCCCTGGCGGCCCAGACGGCAACCATTCCCATGGTCGCGGCAGTATCAAGCGCCGCGCTTGCCGGCATGGCCCACGATGGCATCGACGCGGTCCCAGAAACTGGCACCTGGCTTTTGGAGAAGGGGGAGCGGGTAACCACGGCAGAAACCAGCGCCAAGCTTGATCGCACCCTTGAGCGAATCAATTCCGGATCCGCTGGAGCCAGCTCGGGCGCTGCGGCGATCAGCATCAACGCCCCGATCACCGTCCAGGCACAGAAGGGAATGAGCGATCAGGAAGCCCAGCAGCAAGGCGAATCAATGGGCCAGGCTTTCACCGCCGAGGTCATCCGCATCATTCAAGGTGAGACGTTGCAAGGCGGCGTTCTCTGGAGGCGTGTGTGATGGTTGAAACCTTCACTTACTGCACCCGGGTCGGTGCCGCCGGCGACATAGCGCAGCGAACCTGGGAGAACGAGTTCGGCGACGGATACGTCCAGGCCGGCGGGATCGGAATCAACACGAAGTCGCAATCCTGGGATATCAGCGCCGTAGGCCGTTTGGTCGCAGGCGATGACCTTTTGGGGATCCGTGATTTCCTCGATCGGCACGAAGGCTACAAGTCGTTTCTCTGGACGCCGCCGGGCGGAGCCCAGGGCAGATACAGCGCCAACGGCTACAAGCTGACTGCCGGCGGCGCTGGAATTTTCACTCTGTCTGCAACCTTCAAGCAGGTCTATAGGCCCTGATCCACCTCGACCACCGACCCCGCCAAGTGCGGGGTTTGTTGTTTCTGGAGCCCCATGAATTACAACAGTGATATCCAAAAGCTCGAGCCGGGCAACCAGATCCGGCTTTTCGAGCTCGACGCCACGCGCCTGGGTGCGAACCTGTGGCGGTTTCATGGCCATGCCCAGGAGGGCGACATCATCTGGCAGGGGCAGCTGTATTCCCCGATCCAGATCACGGCGAAGGGTTTCGACATCCGCGGCGATGGCCGGCCGGCGTCCCCAACCCTGCAAATCGCCAACGAGCTCGGCGGTGTGCGCGGGGCAATCACTGCACTGTGCTTGCAGTTCCGCGACTTGGCCGGGGCAAAGTGCACGGTCATTGAAACTTTCCGGCACTACCTGGACGCGGCGAACTTCCCGGATGGAAACCCCACCGCCAGCAACCAGAGCAGGCGAAACCTCTGGTACATCGAGCAGAAGACCGAAGAAAGCTTCGACTCGGTGACGTTCTCGATGTCCAGTCCCACCGACATGGAAGGGCAGATGCTGCCGTCCCAGCAGATCACCAAGCTCTGCAGGTGGGCGTGCCGCGGTGGGTACCGGGGCGAGGCGTGCGCCTACACCGGCACCGCGATGTTCACCAAGAAGAATGAGCCCACCGACAACCCGGCCCTGGACCAGTGCGGCGGGTGGTGGAGCAGCTGCAAGCTCAGGGCGAACACGCGCCGTTTTGGCGGCTCCATGGGCGCAAGCCTGATCGCAAGTTCGAGGTAACCATGCGCATCAATCAAAAATTGCAGGACGAGATCCGCGCCCATGCGGAACGTGCCTACCCGGGCGAAGCGTGCGGCTTGCTGATCAAGACCGATGCCGGCCGCCAGTATGTGCCGTGTGCCAACCGGGCCAAGTCGGAGCGGGAAAACTTCCAGATCGATGAGCGGGACCAGGCCGCGGCCGAGGACCTGGGGGAAGTGCTGGCGATCATCCACAGCCACCCAGACAAAGCGCCCACGCCAAGCATGGCCGATCGCGTGAGCTGTGAATTGCATGAGCTGCCGTGGGGCATCGTTGGTTGGCCGGGCGGGGAGTTCGCCTGGTTCAAGCCGACGGGCTTCCAGGCTCCGCTGCTTGGCCGGGACTTCTCCCACGGCCTGCTGGACTGTTGGGGCGCTTGCCGCGATTGGTACGCCCGCGAGGCCAACCTGCCACTGCCGAACTTCGAGCGCCAGGACCTTTGGTGGGAAGACGAGACCGGCCCGAGCCTGTACGAGGACAACTTCAAGTCCACCGGTTTCTACCAGGTCGAGACGGCGCGCCGCGGGGATATGCTGGTGCTTCAGGTTCCGACCCCAGGCCGGCCCTGTTTTCACCCGAACCATGCGGCTATTTACCTGGGGGATGACCCATCGCTGCACAGCGAGCCAGCGCCCGCTCTGGGCGGCTCAGGCCCGTTTATTTATCACCACATGCCAGGCCGGCTGGCCAGTCGCGAGGTTTATGGCTGGTCCATGGCCAACCGGGTGAAATTGATCCTGCGGCACAAGGACTACCGGCCATGACCATGACCACTATCAAACTGGGCGGCGTGCTGGGCAAACGCTTCGGCCGCCAGTACCGGCTGGACCTGCACGGGTTCCGGGATGCGATGAATGCCCTGTGCGTGATGAAGCCTGGGTTCGAGAAATTCCTGCGCACCGCCGAGGAGCGCGGCCTGGTGTTCGCGGTGTTTATCGATGAACGCAACATCGGCGAGCAGGAGCTCGACCTTAAAGGCGCTGGCGCCGAGGTCATCCGCATCATGCCCATCATCCAGGGCAGCAAGTCGGCGGGCATCTTCCAGACGATTCTGGGCGTGGCGCTGATCGTGGCCGGCCTCTTCACCGGTGGCACGACCACGGGCCTTGGCATGGGCTTGCTCGTCGCCGGCGCCGGCGTTGCGATGGGCGGCGTGGTGCAGATGCTTTCACCCACCACGAAAGCCAACACGGCGGACAAGAACGAAGACGGCAACAACCCAAGCTATGGCTTCGGTTCTGCCGTGACGACCATCGCCCAGGGCAACCCATACCCCCTGCTTTATGGAGAGCGGGAGATTGGGGGCGCCGTCGAGTCCGGGGGGATCTACACCCAGGACAACATCTGATTTTTTGGTAACACCCAACCCGCTTCGGCGGGTTTTTGCATTTTTGGAGGAGCGCATGAGCGCAGTTGCGAAGAAGGCCAGGGCTGTCAGGGGGGCAAAGGGCGGCCAGTCGAAACCGAAGCAGCCGAGCATCGCTTCCAATAGCGTTCCATCCCTGGCCACGGCCAGGTTGGTCTACATCTGGAGTTGGGGCCCCATCGTGGGTCCAGTTGATGGGCTGCGCTCCGTGCGTCTCGACGGAACCCCTATTCAGGCCCAGGACGGAACCATCAACTATCCAGGAGTGAAATGGCAGTTCCGTTCCGGCGAGTTGAACCAGGAACGCCTGGCGGGCGTCACGGAGTCGAGCAACGAAATTGCCGTTGGCCAAGAGTTGCGCACCACCACGCCGTGGCTCCACAGTATCAACAACTCCATGATTGATGCGGCCCGCTTGCGCTTCAGTTGGCCCACGCTGCAGAGCCAGGACGCCAGCGGCAACATCAACGGCGTCCGGATTGAATACGCCGTGGATGTCTCGACCGACAACGGTCCCTTTGTCACGGTGCTGACATCCTTCGTCGACCGCAAGAACGTCACCAAGTACGAGCGCTCCCACCGGATCGAGCTGCCCGACGGCAATCAGTGGACTTTGCGCGCGCGGCGCCTGACGCCAGAGGCGAACAGTTCGCTGGTACAGGACAGCATGTTCGTCGAGGCTGTCGCCGAGCTTGTCGACAGCGACCAGGAGTACCCGCTGACGTCGGTAGGCTGCATCGAGTACGACGCCCAGCAGTTCGGCGGCGATATCGCCAAGATTGCAGTGCTGATGCGCGGGCGCATCGTGCGCGTGCCGACCAACTACAACCCTGAGACCCGGACCTACGCCACAGCAGGCGCCGGTACCAGCGGCGGGATCTGGGATGGCACCTTCAAGGAGGCCTACACCAATAACCCTGCCTGGATCTTCTATGACCTGGTGTTGCACCCGTACTACGGCCTGGGCGAGCGCATCGACGCGACCATGGTGGATCGGTGGTCCCTGTACCGGATCGCCCAGTATTGCGACCAGATGGTTCCCGACGGCAAGGGTGGCCAGGAGCCTCGCTTCACCTGCAACCTGTATTTCCAGAAACAGGCCGAGGCCTACGCGGTGTTGCAGGACTTGGCCTCGATCTTCCACGGGATGGCTTACTGGGATGGCAGCCAGATCGTCGTCAATGCCGATATGCCTGGCGATCCAGTTTTCAGCTATAGCCCGTCGCAGATACTCAACAACGGTGCCATCAAGTACGACGGCACCCGCTGGCGTGATCGCCACACCGTAGCGATGGTGTCCTGGGACAACCCCGACCAAGGATTCGAAACCGACAAGGAGCCGGTGTTCGATAACGAGGCGCTGAGCGAACTGGGCTCTGTCCGAGAACTGGGCGTCGAGGCGATCGGCTCTACCTCCCTGGGCCAGACGCAGCGCGCCGGTCAATGGGCGTTGATGACCGAGCAGCTGCAAACCCGAGGCGCTACGTTCCGGGTCGGCCTGGACGGTGGAATCCCAAAACCCGGGCAGATCATTGCCGTGGGCGATCCGATGCTTGCCGGCCGAGCGAATGGTGGGCGTGTTTCGTCCGTCGCCGGGCGGGTCGTGACGCTTGACCGTGACGTGACTATCCCGACCGGTGCGCGGCTCTACCTCAACCTGCCCAGCGGCAAGTCTGAGGCCCGAGTCATCAGCTCGGTGGCTGGCCGGGCCGTAACCGTGGCGGCGAACTACAGCGAAGTGCCCGAGCCTGAATGCGGCTGGGTGATCGACTTCGACGATCTGAAGGTCATGCAGTTCTACGTTCGCAACGTCACCCGGCCTGAGTGGCACCAGTACCAGCTGGAAGTTATTCAGCACGAGCCGAGCAAGTTCCCTTTCATCGACAACGGCGCCGTGGTCGATCCTCGGCCGATCAGCGGCATTCCGATCGGCACGCAGGACGCACCGGCCCGGGTGCTGATCAGCCAGCACGTGGTCATCGAGCAGGGCATCGCCGTCACGGCCATGACCATTGCCTGGGATGCGGCGCCTGGCGCTGTGGGATATGACGTCGAGTGGCGGTGGGGTGCCCGGGAATGGATCAAGGTTCCGCGCACTGGCGAGCTGCTGGTGGACGTTCGCGGTATCTACTCCGGCCAGTACATGGCCAGGGTGCGCGCTGTCAGCGCAATGAACGTTTCCTCCATCCCGACCACCTCGGCGCTGACCGACCTGGAAGGGAAGACCGGCCTGCCGCCGGCGGTCAGCCACCTGACGGCAACGTCGCTGCTGTTGGGAATCGGCCTCAAGTGGGGCTTCCCCGCTGGCGCCGAGGACACCCAACGGACAGAGATCTGGTACGGCCCGGCGAATGATCTGGGGGCTGCTACGAAGCTTGCCGACCTGGCTTACCCCCAGAGTGACTACAGCATGCAGAGCCTGCTGGCGGGTGCGTCGTTCTTCTTCTGGGCGCGCCTGGTCGACCGCACCGGGAACGTCGGTCCGTGGTACCCAGTCGGCAACGGTGTCCTGGGCCAGGCCAGCTCGGATGCTGGGCCAATCTTGGGCCTGCTCGCCGGCAAGATCACGGAAACGGAACTGGGCCAGGATCTGCTGGACGAGATCAACAAAATTCCTGGTCTCCAAGAGCAGATCGACAACCTAGAAGGACTTGGTGGATATGTATCGACCAAGACCTACCTGATCGGTCAGATGGTGGTGGAGTCAGACCGCATCTATCAGGCCAAGCAGGATGTGCCGGCTGGCAACCCGCCGCCGAACACCACCTACTGGATCGACGTAGGTCAGTCGGTATCGACTGCCAACGGCCTGGCGCAGCAGGTGGCAACCAACACCGCCGACATCACCGAGATCGACGGCATTGTCACGGCCCAGGCCACGTCCTTCGAAGCGCTGCGGGCCTCGTATCGCGACGACAACGGGGAGGGCGAGCTGGCGGATGCCATCAAGGGGTGGACCAGCACGGCGGCAATCGCGCAGGAAACCAGCGTTCGAGCGAATGAGAGCGAAGCAACGGCTCGGCGGCTCGTGACCTTCGACGCGCAGATCGGCCAGAACGCTGCAAGCCTGACCACCCTTGAAGAGGTGGTGTCCACGAACGATTCCGCGACTTCGACGAAGATAGAACAGCTGAGGGCCACGGTCGGCTCGAATACTGCCGCTATCCAGCAGACGTCGTCTGCCTATGCGGATACCAGCGGTAAGCTGAGCACCATGTGGTCGGTGAAGATGCAGCTGACCTCTGGTGGGCAGTACATCGCGGCCGGCATCGGCCTGGGCATCGAGAACACCTCAGCAGGTCTGCAAAGCCAGTTCCTGGTCAGTGCCGACCGTTTCGCCATCGTCAACACCATCGCAGGCGGAGCTATCTCTGTTCCGTTTGCGGTTCAGGGCGGCCAGGTGTTCATGAACTCTGCCTTCATCCAGGACGGCAGCATCACGATGCTGAAGATCGGCCAGTACCTGCAATCCGACAACTATGTCGCCGGGTCACAGGGGTGGCGGCTGGATAAAGCCGGGAACCTGGAGTTCAACGGCCCAGCCCCGGGCGGTGGTCGTCTGACCATGACCAGCCGAGCCATCAAGGTCTATGACCAAAACGGCGTCAAGCGAGTGCAACTGGGGGATATGGATGCATGAGCTATGGACTGAGGTTATGGGGCGCCGACGGGGCGCTCCAGATGGACGAGAACTCGTTCACGATGCGAATCGTGCTTTCGACGCTCGTCACATTCCCAAATGAAGCAAAGGTCATGCAAAGCTTTTCCGTTCCCGGATGTACAGCTTCAAATGCCGTTGCAATCGTAATTCCAAACGGCCCCTATAACTGGGACACAGAAGAACAGTTTGAGACTGAAATGGTCTCCGGGGCGGCTCGCGTTTACAACTACACGCGCACCTTTGAAGCTAGTTTGGCTACATCTGGAACCATGCGCCTCATGGTTATAAGGTTCGCGACATGACATATGGACTAACATTTACAAACAACAGCAACGAGGTAGTAATTGATTCTGAATTCTCTCGGCTGAATGTAATTTGCAAGGGAACTTACGCACCAACTGAGGAGTTTAATCTAGGGTCTACCACAATCTTTCCACTGGTTATAACCAGTGTAGAGCCACCGCTAGTCTTTTGCAGGCCGAACACTGGAGGTCTTGGTGTCATTTCTAAAGTTCAGGTGCTCGGCTCTCCTGGGGCGTGGACTGGGTTCTATGTTAGGACTGCAAATGTATCAACGGCTCAGCCAAACGGCCGTTACTTTGCTGCGACATTTGGTGCGCAGCCAGTCAGCACCTACGGCTTGAGGCTTTGGGATGGATCTTCAAATCTGCTGTTCGATTCCGGAACTCCAAGCGCACTGTTCGTAAGGGCGTTTCAAAACTGGACTTACGTTAGATCTGAAACTGGAGGGACGGGATCGACGAAGAGTTTCTACACTGTTCCATTCAGTTTTCCTGAAAACGAGTATCTCCTTATCAATACGTTTGGCATGAGGATGGTAACCGGCGCCGGATCCGGCAGAAACGTTTACACAATGTGGGACTTTTCTGCTGGGATTTTATATGCAGTGACAGACGGATTTTCTAACCCATTTGCTTTTTTCATGCCGGCTGTTTTCGCGAAGCTTTCAAATTAATTAACTGAAGGAATACTTCATGACCTGGTACAAGACTGGGACGGTCTCCGCCACCCTGAATTCAACTGCTGTGATCGGAACAGGCACGGCGTGGACCGCTGGATGCCGCGTAGGCGATGAATTTCGAGGCCCGAACGGGAAAGTTTACGAAGTAACTGGTCTCGGCAGCGATACAGCCATATCCATCTATCCGCCGTACGAAGGGCCCACCGTCTCCGGGGGCAGCTATGTACTGAAGCCAGTTCAGGGATACAACAAGGCTTCAGCCGATGCACTGCGTGAAATCGTAAACACATATGGCGCTCAGTTGGCCGCCCTTAAGACCACCGGCAACTACGACGTTCTGCCGGTGACCAAAGGCGGCACCGGAGGCACCACTCAGGCGGAGGCCCAAACCGCCCTGGGCCTGGCTCCGCAAACCAGCACCAGTGATTCAACTGCCGGCCGCCTGATGCTCAATGGGGCGCATGGATTGGGCAGCGTCCTGACGTTGCCGGTTATGCCCACGCTGCTGACTCACTTGCCGTCTGGGCTCTACCGAGGTGTTGGCGGGACGACTGTTGGTTCCCCTTTCTCCACGGCCAGCGGTTTCATGGCCTTTGCCAAGCGATACTCCACTAACGACACCTTCTATACGATCTTTGCAGCTTCGGTCGGTCGCATTTTTGAAGGGTGGTACACCACGGGCGCCTCATCGATTGATTGGTTCGAGATATTCACCACCAAGAACTCGGTGGGCGCAGTATCACAAGTTGGCGGCGTCCCAACGGGAGCGCTTCTGCAGCGCGGCACCACGACCACGGGAACGTTTTCGAAATACGCCTGCGGGACACTGATTTGTTCCGGTTGGTCGACTACAGCGGCGACAGCATCCAGTGCTGCTGGCAGCGTTTTCATCGGTTCCGGCTTCACGAGCTTCACCTTTCCGCATGCGTTCAGTTCACCGCCAGCCTGTAGTGATGCTTCGCGATTCCAAATTTCTGGAGGCTCAGGGGCCGGATCTGGACGCGGGTGGGGGACGATCGGTTTAGTGACCGCTTCGACGGTTACGCACATCGTGTACGGCCAGGCTTCGAACTCATCAATGTATCCAGGCTATGTGGCTCATGGGAGGTGGTACGAATGAAGATTGAGCTGCTGCCACAGGTCGGCGCCGCAACTTTCACAGTCGTGAAGAGCGGTGACACGCTGACCATCAACAACGAACGGTTTGACCTGTCCAACATAGCCGAGGGGGACACCTTGCCGCTCGGATCAATCGACTCAGTGTGGTTCGTCGATGACATCACCCGCCAGGGCGGAGAGCTTTGCATCCGTCTGCTTTTCCCGGTTCCTTCGAATTACAGCCAGGAGCAGGCGTTCCCCAACCCACTGTGGAATGTCGCCGACGGCTTGGTAGTGTTCCCGCCTCCAAAGATGCCCGCCGGCGAGTTGTATATTCCGCCCAGCCCTGACCCAACTGCCGAGATCATCGAACCTGCCATCGACTGGACGAAGCTGATCACCCGTGCCATGAAGGCTGCCGCTTTGCTTGAGCAGGAATTAGCCGAAGTGAAGGCGCAGCTTTCTGCGAAGAACGCTGCAGCGATGGCGCAGATCGCCCGTATTCAGGATCGCATCGACACCATTGGATTCGGCATCGACGTCGGTGAGGCAACGCCCGAGGAGGAGGCCGAGCAGGCCGCGCTGCTGATCACGCTGAAGGCCTGGAAGAAGTACAAGTATGACCTGGGCAAGGTCACGGTTCAGCCGACTTGGTACCAGGCACCGGTGTGGCCGGTAGAGCCGCCGATTCCTGAAATCATCGCCGCGCCTATGCTGGGCGCCGCCAAAACCATCTGAGCTGACTCGATCACCGATCAGTAATTACCCGCGCAGAGCCTAAGGCCTATTGCTCCATAGGGAGCTTTTTCTACGGCTTTTTCGCCAGCCCATGCGGCGACCCTTTCGATATCAGCGGGTGTAATTCTGTCAAGGTTGATGGGGAATGGCTCGAGCCCCTCAACCAAGATATCTACTCCGCCATGCTCTCTTAAAGAAGAAATCGTCGCATTCAAAACGCAAATTTGTTGCATTGGCGGCACCCCATTAAATGTTCAATTGTAGCCCGATTCTTCGGGCTTTTTATTGCCTGGAGAAAAGTATGACCGTTTCCGAGAAGGACCGCGACATCTTGGCCCGTACGCTGTGGGGCGAAGCCCGGGGCGAAGGCCTGGCCGGGCAGATTGCGGTGGCATGGACCATTCGCAACCGGGTGGACGACGGCCGGTCCAAGTCCTGGTGGGGGGAGGGCTATGCCGGCGTGTGCCAGGCACCATACCAGTTCAGTTGCTGGAACAAGAACGACCCGAACTATCCCTACCTGAGCGGCGCCAAGCCGATCCCGCCGAAGCAGTTCGCCCAGGCGCAGCGGGCGGCTGACCTGGTGATCTCCGGCGCCGAGCCCGACATCACCAAGGGCGCGACCCACTACTACGCCACGACGATGCCGAAGCCGCCGGCCTGGGCCAAGGATGCAACCCAGACCTTCCGCCTGGGCAATCACGTCTTCTTCAAGGATGTGCCATGAATCCCGCCACGCTGAAGCTGATGATCGCCGGCGTGGCCGTGGCGCTGATCCTGGCCATGAGCGCGACATGGAAGATTCAGGACTGGCGCTACGGGAAGCGGCTGGCGGAGCAGGCCGGCCTGCACCAGTCCGATCTGGACAAGATCAGCAGTGCAGCCGCGGCCCAGGTCCAGGCGGAGCAGGGCAAGCGCCTGGCTCTGGAACAGCGGCTGTCAGCCAGCGAACAAACACACCACAAGGAACTGAGCGATGCTCAAACCACTCAAGATCGCCTGCGCGATCGCATTGCCACTGCTGATGTCCGGCTGTCAGTCCTCCTTGCCGAGGATCCAGCCGGTTGCAACGCAGTGCCTGCCACCGCCGGCGCCGTCGGCGTGGTTCATGGAGCCCGTCGAGCCCAACTTGACCCAGCGCATGCTCAAAGAATTGTCGCCATCACCGACGCCGGCGACCGGGGGCTGATCGCACTGAAGGCTTGCCAGGCATATGTCAGGGAGTTGAATCCGCGATAGGCGTGGGAAGCCGTCCTATCATCGGCCACCGATCGTGAATCCAGGCGTACTCATCAGGCGGCGAGGTAGTGACGACGTAGACCCGTCGGTTCTCGTCCTCGCCCAGCACCAGGCATTCCAGCCCGAAGCCTTCGTTCATGTCGAACCAGTGCGAAACCCGCTCCCCATCCTTCTCCATGTAGCGCTGCACGAGCCCCAGGGCCCGTTGCGGGTGATACTTCTCCCATCCACCACGCTCCACCGTCTCCAGCTTCGCCCACCCTCCTGATGGGCCGGTGCCTTTCTCCTCACGGCGCCGGCCCCATCGCACCCATCCAAGGTCGGTCCCGTCTTCAAGCACCACGGGAAACGCAGCCTTGGGGTTCGGGAAGTACACCTTCACCCGTTCATACGCTCTGTTTTTGTCCGCCGCTTCAACTCCGCCGCACATTACGATCCCCTGATTCTGCATTTCTCAGTGGACCCTGGCCATTCACAGGAAGTTTGCTTGAGCATCGAGGCTTTTCGACGAAGCCCAAGCCGTTACAAGGCTCGCAGTCCTCACGTACGCCGAACTGATCCAGGCACTTCGAGCATTGGACAAACCTCGCCAGCTCCAGGAAAGGCCTGAGCCTCTGCACGATTTCAATATCACGGTTCTCGGTCGCGACCTGGACAACATCGACCATCCATCGATAGACATCTGGGTCATCAATCGCTTCGTACACCTTGCCCGAGACCATTCGCTTCGTCTCAATCAGGTCGAACTGTCGACCGTCATCCATCGTCAGGCTGAGGCCTTCTATACGGCCGGTGGCTATGGCGAAGCTGTAATTGAGTACCAGCCCCGATTTGTCCCGGTAGACTTTTCCATCATAGGGACGCGGCTTTTCCGCGCTGCTTTCTTCCAGGCGAAGGACTGAATGAAATATCGTCCCGATCCTTGGGCCGCCATCCCGTGGTACCACGTCATATCCACATGCGCCGCGGTACATGACTGGGTTTGACTGCAGCTCCTCCACGGCGTGCCAGTAAGCGGCATCCGCCATTTCATCCATTTCCAACTGCTGCATGCGGTCAATCAAGCCTTCCTCGGCGAGCCTGGCGCTGGTTTCATGCAGGCTTGATCTGTGAGCCTCAGGGTTTTCCATTCGGAATTCGTGGTCATCAAGGGTCGTTCGCCAAAGTTGAAGTCTCAGCGCTTTGGCTTGGTCAAAGTTCAT